CTCCCCTACCAGAATGCAAAATACACCACGCGGTATGCCTTGAAAGATGACGGCGACGGCATGACGCTGGATGAGTTTTTGGATCTGGGGGAAAACTCGCGCATCTCAGGGGCTGATCTCCTCGCGATAACCCTTGGCTCTGGTGCCGATGTGCTGCCAGAGGGGCCACCTTGTTGTCAGCAACTGACCGAGTTTGGCATCCCGGAAGGTGGGCGCAACATGACGTTGCTGAACATCGGCATTTACTACCGCAAGTGTGCACCGGACGACTGGAAAAGGAAACTTGAAAAGCACAACCAAGACTATTGCACACCACCGTTGCCGGCGAGGGAGGTGGTCGTTCTCCAAGGTCAATTGGAGAAGAAGGGCTACACCTATACCTGTAAACAAGAGCCTCTGAGCAGCCACTGCAACATGTCTTTGTGTCGAAGTCGGAGACATGGCATAGGCTTCCATAACTCGCATCCGGTTATTGGTGGCTTGACCGTTGTCGAATCTGAACCACCCGTATGGTTTGTGAACGTGGACGGCTCGCGGTTGGAATTATCCACCAAGCAGTTGCAGTTGCAGGGAGAGTTCCAACGCGCATGCATGGAGCAGATGTACAAGATGCCAGCGAGGATGAAAGCCCCAGACTGGCGCGATCTAATTGACACACTTCTCGAGGATGCCACGCGCATCACAGTACCAGAAGAATTGACGCTGAAAGGTTTGTTCTTTGAGCTAGTGGAGGCTTTCTGTACTTCTCGGATCGTAGCGCACAGTCCAGAGGAACTGCTGACGGGCAAACCCTGGACGGAGGAAGGGCGCACATATTTCAAGCTCAGTGCACTGCAAGAATTTTTGCAGCGTAATGGTTTCGCGCATTACACGCGGGGCCAAATCACCGAGCGTCTCAAGGAACTGAATGACGACGCGGAGGCCGATACGGTTTATCGGTTGAAACTAAACAACGACCAATGGAGATCTGTCCGCGTTTGGTACATCCCAGAGATGAACCGTGAGGAAGTGGACTTACCGGAAGTAACCTTTGAGCCAGAAGATCCACCGTTTTGATAAGGAGCAAGATCATGGGTGTAATGAGAAGCTATATGTTGGCGAAGGCAGCGGCCAAGCGATTGAAGGGGGACTGGCAACGAAAGCTGGCGCTTTTGGGGTTTGAGGAAGACCCCCGTAAGGGCGAAAGGCGTAAGGGAGAAAGGCGAGTGAATCAGTTTAACAGCGAGGGATTGGAGCGCCGGATCAATGAAAGCCCAGAACAAGAGACACCGGAGAAAAGACTATGGGATGCGGAGAAAAGACTATGGGATGCGGAGAAAAGACTACGCGAGCTTGAGCGTGAACTTAAAGGCATGCGTCAAGCGCGTTCCAAGGAACATGCACGAAGGAACATGGCCGAGCGAATTTTACGGCGTCTGGCCAAACCCGCGCAGCGCATGGAACCAAAAGAGCACCAAGTCTGGGTTCGCTCGGTAATAGGGGAGTATTTTGGTGGCGATTTGCAGGGAGCCTTTCGCAAGTCGGGCCATCCGCACATAACGGGTGCTTGTCCGCATTGTGACATTAATTTGTATAACAATGTCCCTCACGCAAAGGCTATGCCGTGTAACATACCGCAATGCCCCTATGAGAAGGAGCCCGCGCAAAGCAGTGACAAGGTACTCTTGTTCGCGGCGGCGGGGGAGGATTGTTAGTGACTAAACAGTGCGAGACAATTCTCGGCCCGCCAGGGACGGGGAAGACGCAGACTAATTCCAATCGCATCCGTAATTGCATCGAAGACGGTATAGCGCCGGACAAGATAGCTTGTGTCTCTTTCACCCGTAAAGCGGCTAAGGAAAGTCGAGATCGTGTCTGCCGAGATTGGGGCGTTGATGAACGCGATATGCCCTTCTTCCAGACGCTGCACTCCATGGCCTATAAATTTGGGGGATATCGCCCAGACGATGTCATGGGGTCCAAGGACTTAATAGCCGTAGGGGAAGCGACGGGAATCATTTTCGACCCCAAACAAATCGCCGGGGAAACGGACATGGACATTTTGGGCGTGTCACAGGGCGATACATATATGCACCTCTACCATCTGGCTCGAAGCAAGGGAGTGGATTTGGAGACAGCGTACCGCCAAGAGGGGAATTACAACATTAACTATGCCGAATTGACGCGACTGGTAAAGACCTACAACAACTACAAGAAAGCCTACAAGAAGATTGATTTCACCGATATGATTGAGAAGTTCATTCTCATGGATATCTGTCCTGATATCGAGGCCCTGTTCGTGGACGAAGCTCAAGATCTCTCCACCCTTCAATGGTCCATGGTCGATGTATTGAGGAGGAAGCCTGACCTACAGGTTTTCACGGGTGATGACGATCAGGCCATAATGAATTTCCAGGGGGCTGATGTCGGGGCTTTTCTGAGGGCCACTGAGAAGAAAACAGTCCTTGACCAATCCTACCGAGTACCAATCCTTGTTTGGGAGCAAGCGCAATCCATTGTTAATCGGATTTATGCCCGCGCTCCCAAGACATGGTATCCAACTGAGCAAGAGGGCAGTCTCCGGTATCATCAGAGCTTTAGGGATATTCCGTTTCGTGAGGGCGAATGGTGTGTCATGGCGCGGACTAATCACATTGCATCGCAGTATGCGGCGGAGTTGCGGGAGGAGGGATGGGTGTACAGTCGGCGCGGACATCCCAGTATTCCGCTCAAGACATATGAAGCAATCCTGGATTGGGAGGAATGGTGCAAGGGCCATTCGCTGGCGCCCTCAAAAATCAGGAATATCTATACCTTTATGGCGGTGGAGAAGGATTACGCCAAGGGCAATGGTCCACGGTCAAAGAAGCTTATCACGCTGGATGAGCATGAGTCCTATACGATGCAATATGCCAAGGATAATCTGGGGCTGAAGCGGGAGAACTCACTGAGGTGGCATATAGCCCTAGGAAAGATTGACCTTGAGACAAAAAACTATATCCTTAACGCCTTGGTGAGAGGCGATAATGTCAAGAAGCCCCGCATAAAGGTGAGTACGATCCATTCCATGAAGGGGGGAGAGGCTGATAATGTTGTCGTGATTCCAGATCTCTCTTATGCGGCCTATCGAGAATACGCCAAAAATCCAGCCGCAGAGCATCGAGTATTCTATGTCGCTCTGACCAGGGCCAAACAGGCCGTGCATGTTTTGTGCCCCCACACCAAGAGACATTATGCCATATGAAACCGGATGAAATTCTGACGAAGGCCGCTATCCTTGTCGCGGGTGAGCGGGCGAGGCAGCATGGTGATTATGTTGCCGTCCATAAAAGAATAGCGGAACTCTGGAGCACTTACTTGAGCCGCCCCATAACCGCTGCGGAGGTAGCTTTCTGCATGGCCCTAGTGAAGATTACCCGGGCTGACTTAGGTGAACCCAACCAGGATGATGGTGTGGACGCATCGGCCTATACGGCCTTGTGGGCATCATTACGGCAGCCAGATGCGTGAAGATTTATTCGATGAAAAAGTCTGGTTCCCACCAGAGCACTTGCCTGATTTATCGGGCGAGAAGATCATTGCCGTGGACGTGGAGACCAAGGATCCTCGGTTGCTCGACCTTGGACCAGGGTGGGTCCGAGAGGATGGGCGTCTTATAGGGGTAGCCGTTGCCGCTTCTGGTTGGAACGCCTATTTGCCGATTGCCCACGAGGGTGGTGGGAACATGGCAAAGAGCATTGTTCTCGGCTGGCTCCAAGACCAGCTCAATCATGGCATGTCAGTGGTGTTCCACAACGCCACCTATGATCTCGGCTGGCTTTTGACAGAGGGAATAGAGGTCAAAGGACCCATCCTCGACACCATGATTGCGGCCCCTCTCCTAGATGAGAACCGTTTCAGCTATTCGCTCAACGCCTTGGGCAAAACCTACCTGGGCGAAAAGAAGAAGGAGGAGGAATTAAACCGAGCCGCAGACCAGCATGGCGTCAACGCCAAGGCTGAGATGTGGAAGTTGCCGGCGGAAAGGGTGGCCCTGTACGCGGAAGGGGACGCGGCCCTCACCCTTAAATTATGGGACGTACTGCACTCAAGGCTAATGGAGGAGGATTGCCAGAAAATCTTGGAACTGGAACTGTCTCTGCTGCCTCTTGTTTTCGAGATGAGACGGAGAGGGGTTAGGGTCGATCTGGACAAAGCGGAGCGCACGAAGGTGTATTTGCTGTCCCGCGAAAAAAAGATCTTGGAGGACTTGCATACTGAGACCGGAGTTCATATAGAACCGTGGAACGCCAAAAGTCTGGCAAAAGCATTCGATAATTTGAGCCTATCGTATCAGCGGACAGACAAGACGAACGCCCCCAGTTTCACCAAGCACTTCCTGAAAACCCATGATCATCCGGTGGCTGGAAAAATCCTTGAGCTTCGGGAATACAACAAGGCAAATACCACCTTCGTGGATACGATTCTTAACCATCAGCATAATGGCCGTATCCATTGCCAGTTTAACCAGTTGCGCTCCGATGAGGGTGGAACTGTGTCTGGGCGTTTCTCCTCAAGCAATCCAAATTTACAGCAAGTTCCATCTCGCCACCCAGAAATCAAAAAGCTCATTCGGGGTCTCTTTCTGCCCGAAGAAGGATGCCAGTGGGGGAGTTTTGACTACAGTTCCCAGGAACCGCGATGGCTAATGCATTATGCTTCCGTTGCCCCGGCCACCAAGGAGAATGAGCGCGTACAAGAGATCGTGCAGCAGTACCAAGACAGCGATGTGGATTTCCACCAGATCATGGCGGACATAGCGGATGTGGATCGCTATCAAGCAAAAATAATTAATCTCGGGACCATGTACGGGATGGGAATTGGCAAACTGGCCCATACCCTTGGGGACATCCCCTTTGAAGAGGCCAAGGAGATAAGGCGCGAGTATGACGAGAAGGTGCCCTTTATACGGACCTTAGCCTCCTCCGTGATGGATGCCGCGTCTAAACGCTCTGAGATACGGACATTGCTGGGGCGAAAATGTCGCTTCCCCATGCGAGAGCCCAAGGGCTTTTCCCGGGAAAAGAAGACGCTAATTCATGCGGAGAAACTTGAGGAGCAATGGGCGGAGATCCAGAGCCTACCGATGGAGGAGCGCCCGGAGAACTGGCGCGAAAACAATCCCGATAACTTCCAGGTTGCGTTCGTGTTCAAGGCGCTAAACAGGTTGATTCAAGCCAGCGCGGCAGACCAGACCAAGCAAGCGATGCATGATTGCATAACCCATGGTCATTGGCCCGTGCTCACTGTTCACGATGAGCTATGCTTTTCGATAGAGAGCGATGGTCAGGTGGCGGAGATCAAGGATTTAATGGAGAGCTGCGCTCCAGACATGAAGATCCCATCCAAGATCGATGTGGGGTTGGGCGATAATTGGGGCTCCGCGAAGTAAGCCCCTAGAAAACATCGTTCCACCCCCCATGCAGAGGTTTGTCAACGAAGCCTCCAGCGGCCTTGAGTATATCCGCGCTTTTTGATTCTTCTGGATCGAACTTTGCAAAACGGGAACGAATGTTTTTGGGGTCAAATACAATGTAGGAATGTTCTAAAATAAGCTTACCTTCTTCATTAAAATCAGCTTCGGCTACGTTATAGTATTGAACACCATCATAGCCGTCCTCTATTATCATATCCCGAATTTGTTCCATAAGTTCGGCAGCTTCCGGGCTTTCTTTGAACTCCTTTTTGTCCGCAAACTTGAAATCGTCGAAATAGTCCGTCACCGTATCAATGATTTCTGTTAGTTCTTCTTCATGGGCTTTACCCCATTCTCCTGAATACCCTGTAGCACGGGAAGGTCTCAAGGCACTTGCGGCAATCGTCTTCGGATCTTTCCAATCTCCGACATCAAAAAGTTCCAAGGGGTTTGTAAGTCGAATCTTCGTCGGAAGTATTTTTTCCCCCGTATAGTCTCCGTCTGGATGCAACAAAGTTTTTTTCCTTGTTCGTTCCAGACGATTATTTGCGTGTTCTTTGGTGCCGAAATGGTACCCCAGGTCCCCTTTTTCAAAGGTCGTAAAATCGTCCCGTGTTGCATGGTAGGTGTCAAGGTTAAAACCCTGCTCCTCCGCTCGTGCTGTGCGGCTGGCTTCGTCCATCGGAAGGGAAGTGATGCCGCCTTCTTCCGGCCCCATTCCCAGCATCTGTTGATATTCTTCCGGCAGTAACTGGTAACCCCGCTGCGCCAGAGTAAATAGCCGTTTAACAGCCTTCAGTCTCGAGCCCGGCCCTACCAGTCCTCGGAGTACGCGACCGGGCGTAATTCTTGCTTCGGGATCGGGTTTGTAGATAATTTCAGGGAGACGTGGCTCGATTAAACGCTCACTGGATGTTTCGGGTACGGTAGCTTGCTCCGTGGAGCGGGGTTCTTTTATACGATTGCCGTAATACTGTATCCATTCATCGAAACCCCCTCCGGGTACTGCTCTCTGAAATTCTTCGTTAATTCCGGCAGGTTCCGGCACAGAAATAACTTCAAGAACGTCTTGCGGGGCTATGGACTGCAAGCTTCGTCTTGAGGATCCCCCCACCAAGTTAACATCTTCGGAGGGGTCTTGATGCCAATGCTCTCCACCCCTTAATCGAACAATAGACACATCCGCCGGGGAAGAGCTTTCATCGCCGAACGCGTACCTCATCTTAGAGGCCCAGCGAAGAGCATCTCCAGGGTCGGAAAAAGAATAAACAGAAGGTTCCTGTTGATAACGCTCGCCGGTTCCTTGCTTTAACCACAAGCTTTCAGAAAGAGGATCCAGCCCTCTTTCCTGAATATCCGGGAGGTTTCTTGTAAAGGTTGCATGGAATACGTCGTCAGCCATATTAACTCCGCAGGTGGGTAGACGACTCGCCGTCAAAGCGCATGGATTGTTGCCTGTTGCCTTGTTCGACACAGCTGCAATGTATCCACCCTGAGTGAGGGTCGTGCTCCTTGTAAAATTCCAGTATCAATTGATCGTAAGCAAGCTCATTAGTTACCCATCGCGCCACGTCCATATTTGAAACTCCGGGAACCTCGAAATCCACCGCTTGCCCGGTGATATGCTGCGATCTGTCTGAGGACCCCAGTAGCTGGTTAAGGCTCAGACACCTGTAACCACTCGAGGGAGTAAAGGGGCGACCATAGTGCGCCCTCACCGGCTCAAGGATCTT